AATTCTGCACCTAAATTAAATGGACATTCTTGAGCACTCAGAGCGTCGTTTTACTAAGAAGCTTTGCGAGTCTATGATCCCCTCGATGATCGAGGCGTTCTGGGAGATTTGGCTGGAGGCCAAGAAGGAGTCGAAGGGCAAGAACACTTCCCTCGTGTTCCAGGAGCTGCTTCGCGCTATAAAGACCTGGAACGGCTCGATCAGTCTGAAGCACGCGGACGCCATCAAGAACGCCAACCCTCTTTTCCAGAACTTCCTGGCGGCGGTGTTTATCTGCCACGTCAAGATCCTTATGAATGGCATCCGCATGGACAAGAAGCCTAAGAAGATTGGGTTGAAGCTACCGGCCCATGACGTGTTTGTCCAGCGGTGTTACGAGGCGTGCGGTGAGGACATCTACTACAGACCATCGGTCATCACCGATCCTTCAGTGACGGATGAAGCTCGCAAGAAGGAACTCCACGACAGATTTTCATGCAAAATTCAGGGCGTTATAGACGACCTGATTCCATGGGATATTATCGTGGGGGACCTGAAGCAGGAGGCTAACTTTGATGAAAACGAGGAGGCTGAGCTGGAAGGAGAGCCGGAGGCCGAGATGGAGGCCGAGCCAAGCGCGGAAGAGACGATGGAGGGGGCGCCTCAGGAGGATCCAGCTTCGAATGACCTGAACGACATCGCCAACACAGCCTCTAACAGCACGAATCCAGTGGCTGAGAGCCCAGGCGGGTCGCAGACGTTTGCAGTGACGCCTTCACTCAAGCCCCCCACGATCACAAAGCTGGATGAGAAGGGTGAGAGCCTGTTTGACGACGCGCGTGAGCAGTAAGCCATCTAAAATAGGAGACTACAGTAATGGACAAGTACTTCCGGGAACCCTGGAGCGCTGCAGCCATCGCAGCAGCAGCCACTGCAGGCTACATCTATTTCAAAGGGAAAATGAATGGTCAGGGGAAACTCAAGAATTCTGACTACATCAAGCCAGCTTTCCTAGTGGCTCTACTCGTGTTCTTTATTGTGTCACAGGGGAATGGTCAGGGTGAGGCTGTTTCAAGGGAGCCTTATTGATTTTCCAAAAACATTGAGATATTTAGATATATCACGGTCTATTCTAGTAAGAATTCTCTGAAGATCTTGAATACTAACAGCAGTCAAAGAGTGAGCGTGTTGAGCTGCATACCGTGTAATACTAATAGCAGGCGAATTGCTTATTCTTCTCTCCTGATTCTGGTAGTTGCGTTGCATTTGTATAATTTGTCTAGATACTTGCCGCCGCTCGCGTTGCAGAGTCTTCAAATCATCCCAAAATTTCTTATTTTGGCCCAATAGACTATACTTGGGTTTATTTCCCATAAAGATTACAAACATAAAAATTATAATGACCTCGGTAAAAGCCTTTGCCGACATCTACCGTCAATTTCTTGACGATCTTCTCGAGGTGTATCCAGACAACGAGAAGGCCAAGGCGGCTCGCGCCGCACCAATTACACGCGTGACTATGGACCGCTTCATGAAATACGCGGGTTCCCGGTCAGGCCACATTTCGACAAAGAGCAAGGCGTTTTTTGACCCCAAGAACAAGTTTATGGTTGAGAATGGCGTCTTCGATGTGGTCAAGTCGAACCCTAGCGAAACCACTCTGAACGCCATCTGGAACTACGTGAGCAACATGTACATGCTTGGTATGACTATGAGCATGCTCCCACCCGAGATGCTGGCGATGGTGGAGAACACAGCCGACAAGTTTGCCAAGGAGGCTGTTGCTGACGGTGAGATGAATGAAGAGAAGCTGATGGCCAGCATGCAGAAGATGATGGCGAGTATGATGTCCGGTGGTAAGATGCCAGGCCTACAGTAATTTCTCAGCAATAATTAATATGGATCCAAAGGAGATTTTTCGTTCAGACAAGCTCCTCGAGTTCTGGCCAACGGGGAAGCAGACTGCCAAGGACCGCGTCGCCGCCACAGCCCGTTTCATTATTTACGCAAGCGTGATTATTTGGCTGTTTAACCGTGACGGCCGTGTTTTCGCCCTCGGTGGTTTGATTCTTGCTATTCTGTACTACCTCTGGACCACTAACATGATCACGGACGGCAGCCGTCGCCCAACATACGCCGATGGCCGCCTTGATAGCATTTTCCGTGCTCCGGTGACCATGCCCAGTCACGACAACCCCATGGGTAACGTGCTGATGACGGATTACGTTGATCAGCCCGATCGCCCAGCGGCTGCATGGTACCCAAGCGTCAAGACTGAGATTGCCAATGAGTGGAGCAGCATCCACCCATTCGAGCGCAAGCGTGACGCGGAGCGCAACTTCTACACCATGCCCAGCACGACCATTCCAAATGATCAGACGGCTTTCGCTGAGGCTTCCTACGGCAAGAAGTTCGCCCCCATGTGCAAGGATGGCGCCGATTTCGCTTGCGATCCAGATGAGTGGCGTTTCAACTTCCCCGAGAGGACTCAGATGAGAGCAGGCAACGGTCGTTAAAAAAATATAGCCCTAGTTTAAAGAATGCCTCAGACGTATTATACTACTGCTGATATTCAGCTCCAGCCCGGGGCTGTTCAGGGGCCGGCTACGATTACGATGACCGACCTGGCCGACACCTGGTCCGCTCTGATTCCAATTGACACACTGGCAGACAAGAAGGTGTGGGCCGCGCAGCCATACGACTTCCCCAACACCTATGTGAATCTGGGCCCTCTGCCCGTCGTTGCTCAGGATCCCATGAGCACTTACGCGGCCGACCAGAACAATCGCTTCGTGCAGCGATACATAGCCAAGTAAATTTATATCCCTTGTAATAATAATGGACCCATTTGCTCTAGCAGCAGTAGTCGGTTTGGTGTTTGCCGGAAAGAAACTGAGCGAGGACTCACCGGCAACCACTGAATCTCGCAAACCCCACCCCCCAATCACCAGACTGGAGACTGACTTGGCTGGAAACTCCCGTCAGCACCTGCAGGACTTTTATGACGTGAAAATCATGACCCCGGAGCTCGGGCGCCGCGTGGGCGACTTCCGCCTCTCACCCAAGAACGAGGTGCCTTCTCTCCAGGCATTCGACAAGGAGGCGACCCGCTCCCCATTTGGTCAGCCCGTCTATGACCTTTATGGCCGTCAGAACGTGACGAATAAGATGAATAATCTGCCACCAGTCGAGCGCATCCGTGTGGGCCCTGGACTCGGTGTCAGCCCCGATGTGCCCGCAACTGGCGGTTTCCAGCAGTTCTTCCGTGTTCTGCCCAATAATATCAACGAGGAGCGCCTCACGACCATCGAGGGTCGTGTAGGCCCAGCCAATCCCGTCGTCAAGAACGGCGGCGCCGGTGGTATCGGCTCAGTGACTCACCAAGCCAAGGCGACCAAGGCGTGGCACAGACCCCCCGCCCAGAATAGCGCCCAGGGTCAGGGTGGCGCAATTAGAGGCTTCGAGGGTCGCCCAGATCAGATAAAGACCCGCCGGACGACCATCCGCCAAGAGACTGGCGCACGTGGCGACACTCTCGAGTTTGGCATCGCTCACTACAACGTCAAGCAGGCCTATGACGGCTCGCTCACGGACAAATCCGCCCCTCACTTTTCCGGCAATCGCTCCAACCCAGATCGCCCTGGTAATGCGGGTCGCATGAATGTTCGCGTGGATCCAACTGGCATGGTTGGCGCCATGACGAATCTCAAATCTGAATCGGTGCAGCAGCAGGTGAATCCAGCCAACGGCGAACGCTTCCAGAACTATGTGAATGCCGATTTCTACAAATTCAACGAGAAGAAGGCGGCGACTGGGGCCAACCCATGGGCCACCTCTGACAGCCTGGATATCGCCATCAAACAACTTGAGAAGAATTCATTCGTCCAAGAGCCACTATCTGTTCAGTGAAAAATGGGAAAAAAAAATATAGAGCAATTATAAAATGAGCGGAGGCATTGTTCAGCTCGTGGCTACAGGTGCTCAGGACGCTTGGCTGACCGGCAAGCCTGAGATTTCTTTCTTCCGGTCCAACTACAAGCGTTATACTCACTATGCTCATTCCGTGGAGCGCCAGGTCATCCAGGGTATCCCTCAAGCGGGCGGTATCTCCACCATCCGCTTCGAGCGCAAGGGTGATCTGCTGTCCTACGTTTATTTTACTGCACGTGACAACAACAACGCCGGAGTGGCAAATCTCGACTGGTCCAAGGTTATCGACAAGATTGATCTGCTCATCGGTGGTCAGGTTGTGGATACCCAGGACTTCCAGTGGATGGCCGACGTCGAGCCAGTTGTGGGTGCGCAGGCCTTTTCCCAGCGGTACCTGAACACCTCGGGCGGTGCTCTAACCAACCAGAAGAGCACTTTCTTCCCCCTCAAGTTCTTCTTCTGCAAGGACACCTTCCTGGCCCTGCCACTGGTGAGCCTTCAGTACGCCGACGTGGAGCTGCGCATCACCTGGTCCAGCCAGCTGAGCGCAACTGTCAATTTCGGCCCCACCACCAATCCCCTT